TTCTTCTCTCTGTCTTTCTGCTTCTCTCATTTTACGAGTTAGTTTAGAAATTCTTTTTTGAACTCCTTCACTATATTCTTGTAACTCGTCCTTCTCTTCTTTTTTCTCAACTTTAGTTTCTGGCTCCTCACCAGCCTCTACTTTCTCAACTTCAATCTTCTCTTCCTTGGGTGCTTCAACTTTTTCTGGTTCACCCTTATCATCTAAATTAATTTCAGCTCCCTGTTGATCGGCTTCGCCTACATCAATTAAATCATCTACTTTTTGTGCTTCTTCTGGCATAGTTCCTTCCTATGTTAAATATAATGAAGAATTGATTCAGGATCCTTAATAGTTCCTAACACTTCATCATCATTTATTATTCGCACTTCTCCACCTTCAATTGGTAATCTTGAACCAGCATATCTGGCAAACATTACCCAATCTCCTACTTTGCACCAAGGTTTATCGAATTTATCTTTATCTTGGTATGCTAAAGCTCCCATTTTTAAAACATAACCACAAGTAGTGGCTATTCTCGCTTTATCTAATTGTTCTTGGGAAAATAAAATTCCACCTTTAGTTTTTTCTTTAGGTGTAAATGGTAGTAATAAAATTCTATAACCAGATGGTTCAGGTAACTCATCTGCTACTTCTTTAATATTGTCGGGGTCTAATCTTTGTACGTGAGACTCTTCTTCTTTATATTTTTGTTGAAGGGCGTCCCGGTGTTTTGGAATTTCCTCTTTTGTCAATGTTGATAATGTTTCCGTCATTGTGCTCCTTGTCATCTTTTAGCAGGCTAGAGATTTCCTGTATTATTATTTGATAGGCTTGTGCCTGTCCTACCATATACTTATATTTTTCCATACTGTCAACCCCACCTGTAATCATTGCATCACCAATTTGTTGAAGGGTCGCATTTATTCTTTTTTGTAATTTATGTATTATTACTAAATCATCCATTATTTATCCAAATCTACTTTGCAACTTAAACAAATATCATCATATTTTTCTATTGTTTTAAGTTGATATCCACAATTAACACACTTAATATAATCACCTTTAGCATCTAGATTATTATCTTCATCCAAATCTACTGCCCGTTCATAATCCATTATTTTTTCTTTTTCTTTGTGGTTTTACTGCCATATTTAGTGGTCCACTTTTTTGCAATTTTAGGGTGGTTTTTCCAGAGATACTTTCGTTGCTTCTCGGATTTAAAAGGCATTTTTACTATTTAACTTCTTTGCCGAATCCTCTTTTAGCTGCGCCTCTAGATTTTACTCTTCCACCTTTTTTGTAACCTTGATTAAGTTCACTATGTATTCTTGAAACTTCATCTCTTCTATTACTATTAGGAGATTCCGCTTCAACACGACCTAGTTCTTCAATTAAGTTAGTTCTTCCTCTATCCGCCATATTATCCTCTTTTCTTAGCCATTTTTTTAAAAGTTTTAGCTAGGTTATATCTTTTAGATCCTGGAGGGCAAGATTTACTTCCGAATTTTTTGCCCGTACAAGGTTTATCTTTTCTCATTCCTTTTACAGCTTTTTGAATCCAGTCTCCGTCTTTTGCTCCAACTCTTCCACCACCTCTTAAAGCGACACCCATACCTCTACCATCTTTAACAACTCCACCACCTCTATAAATACTTCTTTTTGTTTTCATTGGATGGGCTGATGTTGAATCAAAAAATTGTGGCATTAGTTATTTACTAGCTCCTCTAGACTCATCTCTTCTAGATTTGAAGCTTTGTGTTTTTGTAGACTCTTTTCCTCTTCGCATTCCTAAAGACTCATCTAATCTGTCATTAGCACCTTGTTTTTTTGATGAAGATCCACTTTTTGAATAAGGAAATCTAACATCTGATCTTACTCCGTTTTGTCTCATTTTTTTCCTCCGTTTCGAAATATTTGAGTTCCCTTTATACCATATATTGACGCGACTACAAGTATCCAAAGATTGGTGAACCAACTCGGAAGTGCCGCGAAATGCTCGAAGAAGATATTTATCTTCGTCATCGCCGCCGGATCGTCACTTATAACCCCATATGCCAAAATCGCTATCGGCGCGCTGAGAATTATCAAAACTGCCTCGTCCTTCCAATCTGACTGACGGGCTTCTAACAATTTTCCCTGGTATTGCTCCTCGCCTCGGGCCATCTTTGATGCGTGCATATGTTGTGCATCAGCCATAGCCATCTTTGTCTCCTGGCGCTTCTTAAATATGTGCGTGCCAGCTTGCAAAGCAATCTTTGCTAAACCAAACCAAGCCATAAGTTAATACCAGGTTGCTTTAACCGGTTTTTTGTCAGCACGCATTCTTTTTGTGCCTTTGACAACAACCGTTTGAGATTCTTCGATGTTAGGGACCTCTTTTGTGATATTAACGCCACCAGTTTGGTAACCATCTTTACCAACACCTAAAACTTTTTCAGTTTTAACGTCTTTATTCATAAAAGTTTGTCCTCTTTGCCAATCTTTTCCCATAGTTTACTCCTTGTGTTAATTATACCTATTTTTTTCTAAAATTTCTACCAAAATCGTGTCTTTTACTTTGGTCTGCCATTTGTTGTTTAGCCATAGACACTCCTGCACGTAAATGAGCCAGTTCTTCGTTTTGTTCAAGCTTTTCTTCGTGTTGTTCATCATTCATTAGAGCTTTCATCTTGTCAAGATTGATTCTTTGCTCTCCTTCTTCCTCTTTTCGCTTATTTTCCATTGCTCTTAGGTCAACTTCTCTAGATTTAATCTTCAATAATGGATCACCAGCAAATTCACCAGTAATTTTTTCTTCTTCTTTAGCATAGTCTTCTTGCATTTCAGCAATCAATTGAGCTTTTCTAGCTTCAATTTGATTTGTTATCTGTTGAACTCTTTGTTGCTGTTGTTGCGCTTGTGGATTTTGCATCATTTGTTGTTGCGCTTGTGGATTTTGTGCTCCCATTTGTTGTTGTATCATTTGTAGTTCTTGTAATTCTTCAACAAACTCGATTTGAACTTGTTCTTGTGCCATTAAACTTATGTGCTCTAAAATATTTTTTTGTAACGCACCCATTACCATAGGATTATTCTGTACCATATTCAATCTCATAAAATTTAAGTGAGCGTCAATGTGTGCTTTATGATCTTGACCTGGAAAAGATTGAAATGGCTTTTGTGACATAGACATAATATGTTCTAGTGCCGGATCCATTGGTGTGGGTTGTGGGGGTGGTGGTAAAATTGCATTTACATTTTTTACCCCCAGCGCATCATACATAGATCTATATGCTTGATATAAATTATGCATCTGAGGATTTGATTGCGCCAGTTGTAATTGACTTTGCGCTAAAGATATTCTCTGTGTTTGAGAAAATATATTAGGATCAGCAACTGGTAGAATATCTATTCTATCATCAAAGTCTTGTACTTTAACTTCTCTTCTAGCACCTGGTACATCATAAGGATAAACCGGTGGAAGATAAGTTTTAAATACTTCTGCTAATAATTTGAATTCTTGTTTTAAACCAACATAGATTCTTTTGTGAATCGCTGACATTACACGTGAACCACGTTCCAATAATGCAACCGTCGTACCGACGGCCGCTTGTTGATTCATATCGCCTACTTGCATATCAGCGATGGCCGCGAAACGTTGACCTGCATCAACTACAATACCCATTAACTGAAGTAAAGTTTGATCCGGTCCTTTAAAAGGTAGAGTCATAAACTGATCTTTGATATTGCCTCCCGGAGCGTCGACATCTCTGAACTCACCAGGTTGTAATGGTTGTGCATCGTCTCTAACTCTAATACCACGTGATTTAAATCCCGCTGGTAAGTTAGCTAAAGTTCCTGCATCTAGTAATTGTCTTAAAGCTGCTGTTGCAGTTCTAGTTAAACCACCAATCATATGAATTAAACCAAAACCATAAAAACCAGTTCCTGGTAAAAATTTAAACTGAACAAAATAATCTTTTTTCTTTTTAAGAGGGTCTTGAGGAGCATAATTTCTTCTAATAGATAAAACGTCTTGTGTAGATTGTGCAATCGTTATGATGTAAGGTATTTTAATTCCTGTAGGTTCACCATCTTCTCCAACATCTTCATAACCATCTAAATCTAAATCAGTATGTATTTCAAATAAAGTATATTGATCTTCTTGACCATCTTTAGAAATTCCTTCTAATTCTAATTTTTTATCTTCCAATTGATTTTCAGTAACTGGAGGTGTACCTAATTCTATATCTTTATAAAATCCTGAGACTTGTTGTTTTTTTAATTCGTTTTCTGAAACTTTAATAACGTGTACAATTGCTTCTGCATCTTCTAAAGAGTTTGCAGAATAAGGTACAATTAAATCATCAGCTGGAACAAATTTAGAAACGGCTCTTCCTAACAGATCGTCATAATAAACTTTCTTAAAAGTTGAGCCGCTGAGAGGGAGGTAAAATAACATTTGGTCAAATTCTGGTTCATACTCTTTCATCTGATCCATAATTTGCCAGTTCATAAAATCTTTAACACGTTTAGCTTGATCTTCTTTAGGAACACTAATGTCCCCTAAAATTTGAGTTCTTACTGGTCCATCAGACGGGAGTAATTCTTTATAAGCCTGCGCTTGAAATTGCGTAACTGCTTCCGCAAGAACCGGATGATTGACACCAGAAGCACCTCTAAATGGTTCTGTTCTTCTTTCATATTTAAATCCTAAAAGTTCTAATCCGTTTCTATAGGTTTCTTCCCAATCAGATCTCGATTCTTTGTATTCTGTATATTGGTCAAAAAGTTTATGACCTAATGGTTCTAAAACATTATCTGGCATTGTTTCTGCCAAATTGGCAAAATGATCCTGTGATGGATCTATTTCGGTTGCAGTGGGATCAAAAGAAACTTCTGCTCCACCTGTTTCATCCATTTCAATTTCCACTGGACCTGTAGGCGTATCT